CTAGGCAGTCTTGGAAGCGTTGCCGGATGCTCCCCTTCTCTCCTCCTTTAATAAACGCCTATCTAGTTCTTCACCTAATCGCTTGACCTTCTCTTTAAGATCCTTTATTATATCCTTCTTCTCCGCCACCTCCTCACTCATAGAAAGAGCCACGTGCTTCCAATAAGCGACATCCTTAACGTTGTCATGGACAGAAGAGGAGGAGTTGTTAGATGCGGATGTCTTTAACATGTCGCCTTCTCCGTTAAGAAGCCAATTAGCGTCAACGCCATAAACCGCACAAAATGGTGCTATAACTTTTATTGATACATCAATAAGGCCTCCCCTTATCTTAGACATACTACTCTTAGACAATCCATCTATAGAGTTCCATACTTGATAATCGCTCAATCCTTGATTGTCTATAAATCCCAAAAATCTTTCAGTTATCGCATTCATATCTTATGTAGTTTCATTTTTAATACTAACTTTGCTTCGTATCACATGCGGGTGATACGTTTATCAATTAAATCCCGATCCGCATATCGGCTGCTATAACCATGTTAGAGAACGTAAAGAAAATACCCATCAAATCACGTTTAAGGATATTCCTTGAGTCCTTAATAGGAATACGGTATAAGCCGTATAAGCCTGATTTAGTTGATATGTATAGAAGATACCACTATAACGAGCATTTCTATTATATCATTAGCGAAAGCGTTAAAGCCATCTCAAAAGGGACTTACAAGCATTGGGAAAAGCATATAAATCCATTCGGAGACAAAATGGAAGAACCTGAGCTATTAATACTCAACGCTATGCACAAACGTTATCTAAGTATTTTAGAAAATCAAAGACGCAAGGAACATATCCGTAACGTAAGTAAGCCTCTTTCATACGAATGAGATACTTCTTATCTATGTCTTTCAGATTTTCTTGTATATATTTCTTTAACCGTTCTATTTCGGCGACAAAGAATATGACCTGATCTTTCTCTTCAAGCTCTCCTATAAGATCTGGTATTTTCTCTGACAAATGGAAAATGACCTCTTGATCTCCATATTTGAAAAACGCAAAGCGAATATTAGTCTTCAAGTCTATATTCGCCTTCACCGTCTCCAATTTCAACTCCTTTTTATATTCTTCCTTGAACTTATCAAACTTGGTGTTCATAGTCTTATCAAAAGAAAGAACGCTCATCACCTGATAACCAACCAACACTGTCACAAGAATAGTCAATGTAGCGACAATCACTCCCTGATAATCAAAACCCAAGTTTGGTGATCTATAAAACGCCACACAGATCGCCAATATGCTCATCAACATAGAGCATGCACATGATGCCAATAATAATCTATCTCTCATACCTCTTCTTTAATACTTATCAAACTATGTATAAATCAATTACAATATAATATGTTTTAAAACACAAAAATGGTTTCATTTTTAACACTAAAATGCGTGCTTGGTTTCAAAAAGTGCACTATATTTGCATCGTGTTAAGAACAAAACACGTTTCCAACCCGAAACATTTCGGGTTAGTATGCAAATATAAACATTTAAGATATAACAAACATGAGATTCAATGAAATTGTAGTCCCGTATGGGACAATAAGAAAGCTAGCCAAGGACACGGGGCTGTCCGAACCATGTATAAGGCACGCCCTAAAAGGCATCACGAACTCCGACAACTCCTTCTTGATAAGGAAGATTGCGAGGGAAAGGTATAGAGGTGTAGAAATTAAAAGTAATCCATCATGATAGCCGAGATAACATTTCCTGATAGATCCGTGTCCTATAGCGACTTCATTCGTGACTTAGCGGCGAAGATAAACACCTTCGCCAAAGAGGATAAAGATGATCCAGCTTACATTTCCCAAAGGAAAGCAGAAGCTCTTTATGGTAAAGCCAATGTATTAAGATGGAGAAAAATGGGAGCAATAAGCCCAATATGCCGTCCCGGTAAGATTGAATATCCAACAGTAAGGCTGAAAGAACTAAGTCGGACTGATGAGATTTACATCCGATGGATGTCTAGCAAACAGGATAAAAAGAGAAAAAGATAAATTCTCGGCCCCATAGCTCAACGGATAGAGCGCTCCTCTCCTAAAGGAGATATCCGGTTTCGATTACCGGTGGGGCTACTAAAAAAAAGAGTTCTTTGACTTATTGAGAAAAAATCCTTATGGCTATCAAAAGGTATACGAGATATAAACGGGATAAGCGTAAGGTGAAAATACAGGAATGGACGATAGTCCTTGCTCCCGATGTAGTTTAATCGGTTCCGGTATTGGATTTATACATATAATTAATAATGTATATATAATAAGTACGATCCCATTCGGGTATCCTTGCGGTGGTTGGTAAAGAAGACCGTATCGTACTAAATAATACGACTTTTCCTACGAGTCGTATCTAAGATATAGCAGGAGGTTAATACGCCCAAAAGTATGACAGATTGGACAGACAATCATAAGATGACGACAGATCGGAAAGACGATCAATCCGAGAACTACGGATTTACGTTAGTGATTAATACTCCCCCACCCGTCTACGATTCGGGCTCGAAACCGTTGGAGGTTGTGGGGGAGCTAACATTAAATATATAGAGGAAGAAAAATGAATAAAACCGATAGACCTATAAGATCACAATGAAAGAAAGAAGGATTCCACCCTAGGCATTTCCTAGGGTAGGTAGCGAACCATGACCAGTATTCATTAATGTATATCGCACGATCAAGGCGTGCGTCCAATGTAAGATTGGTTATCTTGTTATATTATTATCTAGGGTTACAGGGGGTGCGAGTTCCCCCGGCTACCGCATTAGCACTGTTTGAATGTTTATGTGTAATAAAGCTTCCAAGACCTTATGATACCGCCGTGAGGCAGGAAATCAAAAATATTAGTTTTTACTTAAACTGTGCCGGGGTGGGATTCCCCGGCAAACGCTCCCTTAGCTCAGCTGGTCAGAGCCTTTAGGGTCGCCGGTTCAAGACCGGCAGGGAGCACGTTTCACCCCTAGGGGTGCTTATTCAATCAGAAAATCAGTCATAATTGCAACGCAGGTCTCCGTCCGTGAGGATATGAGGCCTTTCTTCCGAATTTTAAAAACAACAATATATATGGGACATGGCATTACAGGACGGATAAAGGAGATATCCAAGGCCGTCGTTAAACAAGTGATGAACACTTTAAGAATGGCGTTCATGGCGATATTGGTAGTGGCAGCTATACTGGCGTTAAGCTACTGGTTCGAGGACCCCTTGAAAAGGGCGGTCTTTTTACTCGGTGGTGCCAGTGTCATATTATATGTAATAATCAAGATATTGGCGGTAAAAAGCTATGGAGACGAGGAATGATTTCGGGGTGATATACGTGGTGCAAGCCCCTTCAAGACCGAATCGATCGAGGAAGGACGATATCCTAGACGAATTAAAGACACTTAGCAAAGAAGAATTGATAGATATAAGAAAAGACATTGTAGAACTAATAAACGAAAAATAATGAAGACATTCGAGGAATTAAAAGAAGATCTGCTTGAACGGGCTAAAAAACATAATGCTTGTCAAGATGGATACAGGATGGGGTTAAACGCAAAAAGCAAACAGGACTTACTGAAAGCGATAACCGATAATTGGTATTGGGTCTTGAGTGCATCCAAGATGATTGACGCAAATTACCTAGAAAATAACTTTTCTGAAGAGGAACTAGCCGAAGCCGGCATTTACACAAGAAAAGAACACACCTCTAATGCTAAATCATTTGCTTGCGGCTCTGCCACGGTCAAGGCTTACGGCTCTGCCACGGTCAAGGCTTACGGCTCTGCCACGGTCGAGGCTTACGACTCTGCCACGGTCGAGGCTTACGACTCTGCCACGGTCGAGGCTTGCGATAACTCATATGTTGAGGATTGCACTGGAAACATAAATACAGTTTCCGATCATGGAATAGTCAAAGATTACTACAATCATAAGATATATATAAAGAAAGGAAAATTCGAGATTATCGAGATCGAATAAATTCAATTCCTTGCTTATCGATGGAGAGCATGAGAGACATCTACATCAAAGACCCCGACGGCGAACCGGAGTACGACGGGGAGGAGGACAACGAGGAATATGAGGAGAGCATGGAGGAGCTTAGGTTCCTATGTGATTCATATAATTGGTAACATCCCGCCCTTACGAGGTGCAACCCCGACCCAGACCGGCAACCGATATCCTAGACAAGTGGTAGGCCATGACGATATCATTGGCCCGGTGGAAAGGGACACGGTAGTGAGGGCAGGGCGGCCGATGGTCTTAGTCCGGGTTCGACTCCCGGAGGCTGACGAATTTAAATACACGATAACATGGACAAATCAGAAGAGATTGACAAATTAGCGATAGCGTTGGCCAAGTTCCAAGGATCGCTAGAGCAACCAAGCCTCAATTCCGAGGTCAAGGTAAGGACTAAAACGGGAGGAGAATACAAGTTTAAGTATGCGGACCTATCCGAATGCAAAAGGGCGGCGAAACAGCCATTAGCCGACAATGAACTTTCAGTATGTCAGCTAATAGAGGATGATTACTCTATCCGGACCATACTGCTTCATTCCTCCGGTCAATGGATATCGTCCAAGGTAAGGATGCCATCCAATACGGCGGACGCTCAATCCATAGGATCGGCCATCACGTACGCCAAGAGATACGCCTTTTGCGCCATCCTAGGCATCGTGGCTGACGATGACGAGGACGCTAACATAGCGAGCGGTAATACCGCCCAAAAGGAGCAGCCTAAAGAGCAGCCTAAAAAGGCTAACTCCAACGAGAAGAAAGAGCTTACGAGAGATCATATAAATAATGAGAGTGCCATGGAATCCATATCTAAGTGGATATACAAGAACGAGAAGAAGGCCAAGGAATCCAACCAGTCTTTCTCCGTGGAGAGCCTTATAAACAAGTCCTACATCGTCGGAAAGGTGGAGATGGAATCCATTATCGAGATATACAACAACTATAAAATAAACAATAACCTGTCATGAGCAAAGAACTAGAGCTAAGCGGCAAGACCCCGCTAACGAAAAGCGATATCGAGGCTTTATCCATAGACCTTTTGAACCCGGTACTGGAAGGCGAGGTAGATCCCGTATCACACGTCGTCAAGTTAAAGGCGATGCAAGAGACCATCAAGAGGACGCTGGACGATGACCGGATGAAGGACGCTGTCCTTTCCGAGATCGAGAAATACGGGAAGGAGCGCTCTTGGAACGGGGCCACGGTCAAGATAAAGGAGACAGGCGTATCCTACGACCACTCCAATTGCAATGATCCGGTCTACGCTAGGCTGGTCGAGGAAAGGATGCTTCTCGATGCCAAGATAAAAGAACGGGAGGCGTTCCTGAAGACGGTGCCGGATAATACCACGGTCATTGATGACGAGACCGGAGAGATATACACGATCCATCCGGCGATACGGATGGCTAAGATGTCATATTCTATAACATTCAACAAAAAATAATCCACGCATGCCGTGGCTACGGGACGGTGGTTATCCCCGCCGTAGCGAATAACCGACCGCCCCGCTTATAAATCTAAAATTTAAAATCATAAACATTATGGCGAATTTATACGGCTCAATCTGCTTGAGCGACATACCGAAGGAGTTGATGAAAAAAGTAATGACGGCCAAGGGAGAGAAGATCTTCCTCAATATCTCGATCGGGGAGAAAAAAGAGCCTGTCACGTTCGACAACCGCACCTATACGCATTATGTGTCTTGCGCCCCAAGGAAAGAGGAGCGAAAGGAAGGCGTTTATTATAGCATAGGTGACTTGATGGAATCCACGTTCAAGAGCAATATCCCCTCACCGGAGGATATCAACAACGCCCCATCGGTTGGAGAAGACGATGGATTGCCGTTCTGACCATGGAACTATACTTGCTCAACACAGCCAGCGGATTGAGGCCATGCTATGATTCCGACTATGACGAGAAGAAAAAACTCAAGCTAGGTAAGATCTACAAGGCCAAGATAACGCTGGCACGGAACTACGACTTTCTGAAAAAGTATTTCGCCTTGATAAATTGCGCATGGTCTTACCAGAACGAGAAGACCACGGCGCATTTCAAGGAGAGCGTGGAGTGTTTCCGGAAGACCGTCGAGATCGCCGCCGGGCATTGCGATACGGCCTATAACATATCACGTAAGGAATGGATAGAGGTCCCGAAGTCGATAGCCTTCGACAAGATGGACGAGGCCGAGTTCATGGATCTCTACGAGCGTGTGAAGGACGTGCTTTTCTCGGTATTCCTTCGTGATATATCCGAATACGATTTCATGAGAAACCTTTCGAATTTTTAGTCATGAGAAAAAGTGACAGGCCTCCAAATTATCTTATAGATAAGATCGTGAGGCATACCAACATTATTATTACCGCTCCTTATGGCAGCGTCAAATACATGGATGCTGCCAGACTCCTTAAAAAGGAAGTCAAGAAGCTGGAAACCTATAAGAAAAATGAGAGATCTTAAATACTGCCTCAATGAGGCATGCTCTAAAAGACATTGCCTCTGCCATCAACGGCAAAAACATTGGAAAGACCCGTCTAAAAAAGATGGGGAAACTGTGAGGCCGGAATCGGTCTTATTTGAAGGGAATACCCCTTGCAAGGGGTACATTCCCCAATACGAAAGAAAGAAGTATAACGTAAACTATTAACAATATGCACAATTGGTTTGAATGTAAGGTCTCTTACGAGAAAATGCTTGAAAATGGCATGCAGAAAAAAGTAACTGAGCCTTACTTGGTAGACGCCCTGTCTTTTACGGAAGCGGAAGCTCGCATCATCGAGGAGATCCGCCCCTTCATCACG